AAGGGTTACCAGTCAAAGGCTACTATTGCTACACCTAGACAGCGAGTAATTAAATTTCCTGTTTTCTGTTATGACGTAGAAACAGATAAATACAATGTAATGATTGGCTATGAAGGCCGTGCTAATGACCGTATAGGACAGTTAGAATCCATTGAAGAAAATGGAGACATTGTAACTTGGCAGGATTTACAGACTGGCGAGAACCGTCAGGTTGTAATAGAACAAATCACCTTCACTCGGATGACTCCACCAGATAGAGGATTTTCTGGCTACGGAGGAACCCTCGATATACTTATAAGGACTGTGTAATGACACCTACTGAATGGGCTGGGCTAGCCGTAGCCATATTAACTTTAGTTGCTGGATTTGCTGGCGCTGTGCGCTGGTTAGTTAAGCATTACCTATATGAACTGCGCCCTAACGGGGGCTCTAGCCTTAAGGATAAGGTTGATTTATTAGAGACCAAAGTAGAGTTGTTAACTGACCTAGTAAAGGAAGCGCTAAGACGATGACTATATACAGACCACAAGACAATCCGATAGAACCAATAGTACCTATCCTTCCTGATTGGGAAGACGATGAAGAAGACATCTGATGAAACCTGTAGCCAAAGTAGCGTCACCTGCTGCTATTGCTGTGCTCCGTCAAGCGACAGCGTTGTTTCCGAAGCGCAAGAAACTGTCAGACGGGTTGTTGCCTTCGTTAGCGCATCAGAAAGTCAACCCGAATTCGGACCACAATACTGGGCTAGCAGTAGATTTGACCCACGACCCTGAGAGCGGTATTGATTGTGCTGTCATTTTTGAAAAACTTAAAGAAGATGAACGAGTGGATTACCTCATATACAATAAAAAAATTTGGTCAAGAGCCAGACGCAAAGAAGGCAATAGGAAGTATGCAGGTAGTAATCCTCACGTTAAGCATCTACATATTTCTATTAATGATACTCACCGCAGTGACACTAGTCCCTGGTTCTGGTGGCTAAATCAACCTAAAGTTGTGAATCAGGTTATGGCTAAACTACAGCCACAGCCTAAGAAGAAGGTTGCAGAAGGTACCACTGTGGTACCAGTATGTACCTGCTGTAAGGTTCACAATACAAAACGAAAGGCAATCTAATGGAACAACTAAAGCAACTATCGCTGACTTGGTTCCGTGCCGCAGCAGCCGCTGCCATCGCACTCTACCTAGCAGGAGAAACTAACCTCAAGGTTCTAGGAACAGCAGCACTTGCTGGTCTCCTTGGACCAGTATTGAAGTGGTTAGACCCATCTGCCCCTGAGTTTGGCAGAGGTGCTAAGTAGCCCTTTAAACGCCCTATAAGGCGATTACAGACACAAATAGACCCCCTACCTTAATTGGATAGGGGGTCTATTTTGCTTTCTCCCAGTCTTCCCCTAACTGGAGAGAAGTTCTACGGGGACTCGCCACCCTCCGATAGATTCATCTCTGTATTCTGCTGTCATATAGTCAGAGCCTTTGAACTTGCCGTATATCTCCACCTTAGAATAGTACTCTACATCCAGCACCTTAGTGCCGAAGATAGTTCTGTCCTTGTCTTTGTCCCAGAAAGGTATCGCTGTCTGTGTTCTAACAGTTCTAACCTCAAAGTCACCGACATCTGATATGTTCTTGCGCCGTTTATGTAGGCTGTTTGGATACCACGGCACAGACCAAGTCAGGTCAAACTCTTTGGCTACTGCCCACTCAGATACATTGGCTCTGATGTTGGCATTTAATTCTGGCTCTAACTTACCTAACCGTTTGCCTTCTGCGTAGTTAGGTTTATCCATTGAGCCGAACTTAGTTAGCCAGCGTTCTACTGCTAGTAGTGTGCAGACTCTGACTTCTTCCTGGCTGAGTTCTACTATCATTCGTCATCCGAATCAAACCCATAATGTTTTTTAAATAATCTATTAAACTCTACAGATATCCAAGCAGGACCTATATCTAAGTCAAACCCGTATCTAGTTATAGTAAATCCAAGTGCAAACCTGACTGAATATCCCATATGTAATGAAGTATTTTTTGTTAAATCACGTCCATAATATGGCATTGTTATCCTCCTGTTACATAGAAGCCTGTGCCTTTGAAGTGCACTGGCGTTGATGTCCATAGTCTAACCATCATCTCTCCACAAAGATGACAGGCTGGGGGTATGTTGTCTGTTTGTTCTATCAATGCACCACAAGCCTTGCATTGAAAATCATAAAGTGGCAATGCCGTCATCCTCTCCTGATGGGGTTGGCAGAGTTACCATACTGCCACAACTAGCGCACTCCCCGTCTGTAAAGTAAAACGCTAACTCTGAATCTACAAATCCACCTAACATAATAAAGACATCGCATCCACAAACACATACCTCTGTCGGCTCACCACGTAGGTCCATAGCCTTGCTGTAGTCCTTGATATGTAGTAGGTCTCTAATATGTTTCGGTTGGCTCATCTTCATCTTCCTCTACAACTGGAGAGTCATTGTCTGTAAATGGGCGCCATCCGCCTAGGTTTCTGATTAGTGAATTGATAGCACGCTGTACTTTCATACGAGCACCATCTGGTGTTGTCTTTAATTCTTTACCTATCTCTGTCCAATCGCTGTTCTCTGTGCTGAACTTAATCCTGAGTATGTTCTGTTTGGCTTCCGATAACCTGTAGTAGGCTGCTGCTATATCTGAACGTAGTACTAGCCAGTTGTTGCCATCATTGCTGGGTTCTGACTTATTAAATTTAAAGTTTAGGTCTTTAATCTTTGATGGCATCTCATATGTTTCAGAGATAATGCTAGGCAGGAATGCTTCTATAACTGTGGCATCGTAGTAATAAACATCTATCAACTCATAGCCAACTGTGTTGGCTTTTTCTTTTTCGCAAAACTTTAGTGCTGCATTGCGTAGGGATTTGGCTATCAACTTGTCTTTATCTTTTTGGTCTAACTTAGACCACTCAGCATACTTTCTGGTATGGGTCAGGAACCAAAGCCATAACACCTGTTGTATATCTAATACCTCAAGCATTGGGTACCTGCGGTGATACTCTACTGCTAATGACGCTACTAAAGCGTCATACTCAGTTATGTACTCCTGTGCCATTCAAGCCTTCCCAAAAACCTCTTTGTACCATTAGTCCTATTATTGCATAGTTTGCTAGGTCAAGCAGGGTATCTTCGATAGGTTCATAGTTCGGCGTGTTGCCCTTGTGATTGTAGTGCAGGTTCTCTAGCCGTGTCATCTTGTCGTGCATCCTGACTATCAACCCATTCATTGCCCCGCCTGGAGCATTGGCTATGTTGTATGGGCCGTAGTCCTGATGCTTCCTAATCATTATGATTCTTAGTTGACTTAGGATTTCTTCTAGATGTTCAGTGTCCTTCATCTAATATTCCTTTCAGCCTTTGGTCTAAACCTTGCATTGCTTCTATAACCATTACTTCTTCTATTACTTCCTTGCCCTGTCCTTCTGCTGAACCTACCAGAACTGTGGCTAGTAGACTGAGTAAAGTCTTGGCTGTTTCTGGGTCTTTGACGAGGCTCTCGTAAACATCTAGTAGCGCTGTGCAGATATCTATTGCTTTGCTATCTGATAGAGGTAGTCCCATAATCCTAGGGTTATCTCTAATGTAATCCCATACTTCTGGTTCGTTATCGTATGAAGCACTTTCTGATTCTTTCATCTAGCCACTCCGTTCCTTCTTGTAAAACAATACTGTTTACATCGTGCCCTTCTGGCATCTGAACAATATTTACATTGCCCAACTCTCGGCTAATCTTTTTGCCGAACTCTAACCCTGGGCTATCGCCATCTGCTAGTACGATAACTGTATCAAAGTCGTCAAGTATTTTTGTGTAATAGGGCTTCCAATTATTAGCACCTGGAATACCTACTGTTGGGTGTCCTGTCTTAGTTACTAGTGTTATGCAGTCTATCTCACCTTCGGTGACACAAATATATCCGTTGGCTGTTAGAACTGTTTGAGCATTAAACATAGTTGTCTTTGCTCCTGGCAGTCCTATGTATTTAGGGTCTTCGCCTCTGATACTGCGGAAGCGTAGGTCAACCACCCCTGATGGGGTGATGTATGGAATTACTAGTTTACCCCTGTAGCCTTCGTGTCCTGGAGATGGATTGTCCACTACTCCTAGATGAAACATCTTTGCTTCTTCTACCGATAGACCCCGTGTTGCTAGATAGTCTGCTGCTTGGTTTATATGTTTGGCGTATTCTGTCGCTGCCTGTAGGAGAAATTGCCTCTGCGAATTTGACAGCCTCACGATAGTTACCTCCTTCTTTGTGCATAATTAAATCGTAAACATCTCCACCGACACCGCATCCGTGGCATTTGAATCTACCTTCATCAAAGTTAACTCCAGCAGATGCGTGTTTATCTGTGTGGAATGGGCATTTTATCTTGCGCCAGCCGTGCCCGTTTGACGGCACGGCGGCGCCTACATACTCTAGGTATGCAGCAATACTATGTTTCTCCATTTCAATTAACAATTTGTAAATTGTTTGCTTCTTCTATATATTTTTCTATTGATTGCATTGTACGTATCAATGTAAAAGCAGCCATCATATGGCATTCTGCATCTACTTTTGTTTCTTTATTTTTACTATACACATTAAACAAATGATTATGCCAATCTTTTTGTTCTTCTAATTCTTTCATAAGATTTTCTTTATTAATTCTAACCATATTTTTGCTGGCATTGTTGCGTACCATTCTCCTACATCTCCTTTTCCTTTGCGTTTGTGAAGCACAGTTCCTGTCCACGCTCCATCATTCTTCATCTCTACTTCTAACTCTGCTATCCAGCCTGCAAGGTCTAACTTAGCGTGGTTTTTAATTTCTATTGTTACTCCTGGTATGCCACTGATGTCACCTTTATCAAGGGTAGCACCTGCTAATCTGCGGTCTGCATAGACATAGCCGTTGGCTTTAAGCCAAGCAACTACATCTCGTTCTGCTCCGCTGCCTTTGCGTTTGGCTGCACTACTCAATTGCTGCCAATGCAATCTTAGTTACTTGTGCTTGAACCGTATTGTAAAGAGTATCGTTGTTATACAACTCATCAACTACTATGTTCCATTCACCATCTGTTAGTGCTCTACCTATTGATACTTCTACATCTTCTTTACTAAATGAACAATCCCATATTTTAATTTCCATTACATTGTCTCCTGTGCGTATTTGATTTGTACATCTTCTAGATACATACTGTCAGGGTTGAAGGCTAGGCTGACATAGTTGTTACCTGTCTGGTCTGCTCGCCCGTATCTGTTCTTGACTGGGGCTACACATAGATAGGTATCATCGCCTTGTTTCATCTGACCGATAGTGAGAACCATTGCTGGTATCTGATTGACTAACCCTTGTATTGCTGAACGGGGTTGACAGGGATAGCCATCAAAGCCTTCCTTAGTATGGTGCAGAACAAGCACGGCGGAATTGGTATCTCTTGCAAGATACTTTAACTCCTTCATTGCTGCACGCATACCTTGGAATTCTTCGTGTCCATCCATTGCAATATCCATTAGGTTATCTACAACTATAAGCGTAGGACTTCTACCCCAAACTGTTTCAAATGCACTGACCTCATCATCTAAATCTTTTAGAGTGGGAGTGGATTCAAAAGACCAGAACAAATGATTGTTAAGGGTAAGAACTTCTTCTGCCTGTTGCGGTTCACGCTTTAGCATCTGCTCTGCTGCTGTCTGTGTAATGCGACTAGACATAGCAAGTAATCTCATAGCCATAGTGTGAGCGTTAGTATCTGCGCTGAAGTACAGCGTAGGTACCTTTGCTCTGGCTGCAATAGCCAGTGCAATAGATGATTTACCTGCACCTGGAGTGCCAGCAATCATTGTAATTTCTGCACGGCGCAGGATAATTCCTGCCCGTTCAAATGCAGCAAAGGCAGGCGGTAATGGTTCTCCGCCTACCTCTGCTTTGTTGATACTACGCTTGAGTGTTCTCATTACTTGACTTGTTCAGCAACAAATGTATTCCATTCTGGTGAGCCTGCTTTGACATATGCATTTCTGCACTTGTCAATTGCACCCTTCGGTGCTGGGCAGAAGTAACCACGATAGGTGGAACCATCTTTGCCTGTCCCTT